TGGCGACAGCTGGCGCAGAGTAGAGGCGAACAAGAGATACGTCGAGATGGAATCCCTGCTGGCAGATTGAGGAGGTCACATGAAAAAGGCTGAAATGGGCCTTCTGAAAATCGGAAATGAGGCTGACCGCATTACGGTAGCCTCGATCCTGTTCAAGAACGGCTACGAAGTAAAGAACGTCAGAAAACGGAAGAACAGCAAGAGCTACGAATACTACGTTGGCTACAGACCTGTTGATCCGGATGAAGGCAAAGGAGAAGACTCCGATGAAGGTTAAGTTCACGATTCCTGGGGAGCCGAAAGGCAAGGGAAGACCCCGAGTTGAAAATCACCACGGAAAGACTGTTACGAGAACGCCGGATGACACCATCGTATATGAGAATCTGGTGAAGACTGTCTACTACCAGCAGTGCAAACGGGCAATGTTTGAGAAGGGTACGCCGCTTGATGTAAGAATCACAGCTTACTATTCCATTCCGGAAAGTGCCAGTAAGAAGAAAAAGGATCTTATGGAAAAGCACGTTATCCGGCCGATGAAAAAGCCTGATGTCGACAATGTAGTGAAGGTTGTCCTGGACTCTCTCAACAAGATCGCATACCACGACGACGCACAGGTTGTGGATTGTATGTTCCGGAAGTTCTACTCTTATCAGCCTCGTGTGGTTGTCACGATCCAGGAGGCAACATGAGCAGAGATCTGAACTTTGATGGTTGGTGGGAAGGCGATGCCGAGTATTCCTGCGACTGCTGCGGCAAGACCGTGAAATTCCGGTTCGACTGCGAGGAGGATGCAAAGAACGCCAAGGCTCACCGGGAAGCCCTTCGACGGAAGAGAGGTTGGATTACCACTCAGGTCGAAGGTGTATGGAGAGATTTTTGCGGAGAGTCCTGCAAGAACAGGTACATCCGCCAGAACACATTATGAACAACGAAAGGAAGGAAAACACAATGTCCAAGAACGATCTGATCCTCAGTCTGAACGAGGACACCTTTGAAAGTCTGAAAAAGGACTTCGACACCATCCTGAACCGCACCATCGGCAATATGGAAATGAGAGGCGCATCCGATGCTGTCATTACCATGAAGCTGAGCGTTTCCCTGGATAAGAGATCCATGGATATGGGTGACGGCATCCAGGAGTTCAAGAAGCCCACCTTCAAGCATGAAGTCAGCTCCGTTATGCAGATCAAGGATAAGGCCACTGGTCAGCTGGGCGGCGACTACGCTATGGTCTGGGATGAAAAGGAAGAACGCTTCGTCCTGCGCCAGTTCACCGGCGGTCAGACCAGCATCTTCGATGATGACTACGAAACCGTTGAGGAACCCTGGGGCAAGTTCACCGATATGCCCGATGATGCTCACTCCCTGCCTGCACCCGCCGAGGAGGAAGAGGAACCCAAGCAGGCAGAAACCGCAGCTGATGTCAGCACTCCCTTCGGCTGGCTGAGCCAGTTCATCGGCGAGAGCCTGGTAGTTACCGAGGCCATGGGCAACTACACCGTCCGGACCAAGGACAACCATGTGGTGCTGTCCTCTGCGACCAGTGAGGAGAATCCCTTCTACTGCTCCGCTGAGAAGCTGGCTCCCCACGTCGGTCACAATGTTGTCTGCGTTGGCTACGGTGAGGATGTCATCGACGATGTTTCCATCGAATGTGAGGACTGCAACTCCGTTCTGTTCGAGATCTTCGTCCCTGCCACCTCCGAGGAGATCGACGAGAGCGAGGCGAACGAAGAGGCCACCGAAGAAGCAACCGACGAAGAGATCCAGGGCGAGCCTGAGGATCTGGACTACGAAGAACCCGAGGAGGAGTAAGCTGCCTCCCCGGGTGGGGAGGACAGTATGAGACAAGTCATAGACACCATCAAGGGGCGGATCGTTGATTATAACCCGAAGACCCAGGAATTGACCATCAAGGCGGTTTACACAGACTGGAAGCTGATGGTCAAACGGCAGTACAAGGAAGTCAGCATCCAGATGATTGACGACCGCCCCATATCCGATAAGCAGCGGCGCACCTGCTATAAGCTGCTGAAAGAGATCTCGAAGCACACCGGAATGGGTCTCGACCCCACAAAGGAGTGGACGAAGCACAAGTTCGTAACCGAAGAGCTGAACCAGCCGGCGGAAATGACGTTCTCTTTGTCGGATGCTCCAATGTCCCTGGTCTGTGCCTACCAACGTTTTCTGGTGAATTTTATCCTCGACTGGGACATCCCGTGCAGTTTCTCACTGCTGGACTTTGTAGACGATATGGGAGCCTACATATACTCCTGCCTCGTCCACAAGAAGTGCTGCATCTGTGGTCAGCACTCAGACCTGCACCACGTTGACAGAGTCGGCATGGGCGGCGACCGTGAGGAAATGATTCACGAGGGAATGGAGGCTTTGCCACTTTGCAGAGGACACCATTCGGAGCTTCATCAGATCGGTGATCTTGAGTTCTATGCACTGTACCACATCACCAAGGGTGTGATCTTGGATAAGTTCTTATGTCAGCTCTACAGGCTGAAGACATATGAGGAGGAAGATGAATGCTTAACCACATTACAATCATGGGACGCTTGACCCGTGATCCTGAACTGCGGAGAACCGGAAGCGGTGTCGCAGTAGCCAGCTTCACCGTAGCGGTTGACCGGGATTTCAACCCCAAGGACGGTGAGAAGGAAACCGACTTCATCGACTGTGTTGCATGGCGGCACACTGGTGAGTTCGTCAGCAAGTATTTCACCAAAGGCCGGATGATCGTTGTATCTGGCAGGCTCCAGATCAGAAACTGGACCGATAAGGAAGGCAACAAGCGTCGGTCTGCTGAGGTCGTGGCAGACAGCTGCTACTTCGGCGACAGCAAGAAGGGAGGCAACGATGACTCCGACTACCATGACGGCTACAGCGGCGGTGAGTATGCAGGCAGCTACGGTGGTGGAAGCTACGAACCCCAGGGCGGAGATTTCGCACAGCTGGACGACGATGATGCACAGCTCCCGTTCTGATATGCCTATGAAAGATCTCTTTTTGTTTGGCAGAAAGTGGAGACCTATTCCCGAGTTTGAAGATTACTTCGCATCTGATGATGGTGAAATCTTGTCTCTGGCGAAAAGCAGAAACAAACCCCGAATTATGAATCAGCTCACTTCTCCTGACGGGCACAAATATGTGTTTCTTCATAAGAACAAAAAGCAGACCAAAATGTTTGTGCACAGAGCAGTTCTGATGGCCTGGGTAAGAATGCCCAGGCCAGATGAAGAAGGAAGACACCTGAATGATAAGCCGTGGGAGAACACCCTCGAAAACCTTGCGTGGGGAACACGACAGGAAAATACTGATGATAAACGAAGGAATGGCGGCATTCCTATCGGAGAGAGATCTGGAACCCATAAGCTGACTGAACAGCAGGTACTTGAGATCAAAGAACTCTACGGGAAGCAGCCGTTGCGTGTTATCGCAGCAAAGTATGGTGTTTCGCACACGGCAATCAGAAGGGCTGCGCTCGGAATCAAATGGGCGTACTTGGAGGAAGAAAATGATTAAAACGAAAATTGAATGGTGCGATTCTACTTGGTCGCCAATAACGGGCTGTTACCATACCTGCCCCTACTGCTATGCCCGGGGAACCGCAAACCGCTTCAAGGGATGCGAAGCAGCTCCCGACGGAAAGACCATCCGGAAAACGGTCTATCTGAAGGAACGCCAGCACTGTGTTGACAGCAAGGGCAACCGCAGAGCTGCTGCATATCCCTTCGGATTCACCCCGACATTCCACGAGTATCGGCTGAACGACATTCAGACCAAGGGACTCGGTAAGACAATCTTTGTCTGCTCGATGGCTGATATGTTCGGAGAATGGATTCCCGATGAATGGATCGTGAAGGTGTTCGATGCCTGCAAAGCAGCTCCCGGCCACAGATACTTATTCCTGACGAAGAATCCGAAGCGGTACATAGAGCTGAACGACAAGGGGCTGCTGCCGCAGGGAGACGAGTTCTGGTATGGCTCCACAGTCACAGATCCCGAGATGCTGTTCTTCTGGTCGAATGACCACAATACGTTCCTCAGTATCGAACCTATCCTTGCTCCGTTCCTGGAAGGCCAGGGAATCGTCGACCGGGTCGACTGGGTTATCCTGGGTGCCGAAACCGGAAACCGCAAGGACAAGGTCGTGCCGGAGCGCAACTGGATCGAGTACGCTGTTGAAGTGTGTCAGAAGAATAGCATCCCCGTATTTATGAAAGACAGTATGATCCCCATTTGGGGCGAAGATATTATCACGGAGTTCCCGTGGGATAAGGAGTAATCAATGACCGAAGATGTAAAGATTTTTGCAAAGACTATCGAGCAGGAAGCCAAGGACCAGATTGATCGGCTGGCAAGCCACCCGGTAAGCGACGGTTCCAAGCTGCGGATCATGCCGGATGTTCACGCCGGGGCAGGCTGCACCATCGGCACAACGATGACGATAAAGGATCGCATCTGCCCGAACCTCGTGGGTGTGGATATCGGCTGCGGAATGCTGGCGATTAAGATGGGCGTCAAAAACATCGATCTCTCCAAGCTGGACAAGATCATCCGCTGGGGCGTACCGTCCGGATTCAACATCCATCAGACCCCGCAGGCGTACTTTTCCCTCGATGGCCTGAGATGTCCCACGGTTGACAAGGCACGGGCCGCCCGTAGCCTCGGCACGCTGGGAGGCGGAAATCATTTCATCGAAGTCGACCGGGCAAAGAATGGAGACCTGTGGCTGGTGATCCACACCGGAAGCCGGCACCTGGGTCTGGAGGTAGCAAACTACTACCAGGATCTTGCCTGGAAGGATATGTCTGAACCCACCAGCGAAGAGATCGCCAGCATGATCGCCCAGTACAAGGCGGAAGGCAGGCAGAAGGAAATCGCAGGCGCATTGGCTGAGCTGAAGGCCAAGAAGAAGGAATGTGGGCCGAAGGATCTGGCTTATCTGACCGGACAGCACATGGAGGACTACCTGAACGACATGGGCATTGTCCAGAGGTTCGCACATAAGAACAGACAGACAATCGGCTTTACCATCCTGAAGGGCCTCGGCATCATCGCTGAGGAGAGCTTCACGACCATCCACAACTACATTGACCTGGATGCGAAGATCCTCCGCAAGGGTGCTGTTTCCGCCAAGAAGGGCGAGATGCTGATTATCCCCATGAACATGAGGGATGGCTCCCTGCTGTGTGTAGGCAAGGGGAATGAGGACTGGAACTGTTCTGCACCTCACGGTGCAGGAAGATTGATGTCCCGGAAGAAAGCTCGTGAGAAGTTCACCATGGATGACTACAAGGAGTCCATGAAGGGCATCTTCTCCAGCTGTATCAGCTTCGATACCTTGGATGAAAACCCCGGAGCCTACAAGGATATGCAGGAAATTCGTGACTGTATCAAGCCCACCTGTAAGGTTGTCGAAACCTTGAAGCCCATCTACAACTTCAAGGCATCTGAGTGAGGTGCGACTATGGGAAGTAAGAAGAAAAGGAAGACTCCTCCTCCAAACCATAAGAAGCGGAACGATATGCCTGCCAGACACAAGGCTGAAGTGACAGCCTTCCGGCAGGCAGAAAAGGAAACCTACATCCAGTTTATGACAGACACCTTGGTACTGACTTTGAATGATCCAGAGATCATGGATAAGGATGTGTACGGAAAGAAGCGGCTGAAGAAGGTGCTGGAAGGTTGGGGGAAAAAGTACGATCAGTATTGCGGTGCTCTGTATCCCGGAGATGAAGCTGATTATCTCCAGATCAAGCTCGACGAACGCTTGAGGCAGATCTTCAAGGATGACTTTGAAGAGTTCGGTAAGCGATACTACTGGTTGAACGACCTGACGTAACTGAAATTCTTGTCTGAAGGCAGGTGAAGGGCAAACCCAGACGTATGGAAGAAAAGCAGTATGATGTCGATGCAGTCAGAGAGTGGCTGGACCAATATCTTGACACTGAAAAGGAAATAGATGGACAAATCGAGCGGCTCGAAAGACTGGAATCCAGAATGCAGGGCATCAGCGCACAGGTCCTTACCGGAATGCCTAGATCGCCGAGTGCCTCAACAGACCGTATGGCTGATATGCTCAGCCAGAAAGAGGAGCTGGAGCAGGAGATTAAGGATGCTGTATCACAGCAGGGCTTAGTCCGAACCAAAATCGAGACCATCCTGAAGAGAAGTTGCAAATCGGAGGAGAAGTCGGTGATCAGAATGAGATACATCGACCGATCCGAATGGAAGGAAGTCCTGGACATGATGTACGGTGGAAAGCCTGATTTCTTGGATAGGGAAGACAGCTATGAACGCCGGATGTATCGGAAGCATGACTCAGCGATCCTGAACATGGCCCGATACCTGGAAGATACCGGGCAACTGAATACAGCGATTTCTGCGACCTGAAGCAATACCCTCATTCATTCGGATAATTTCCAGCGGTTTTAGTAGCCAATCAGGATGAAGGGAAAAGCGAATAGAGTAGGCAGGTAAGGCAGCCCCTTACCTGCCTTTTCTTGAATCCTAGAAAATATGGATAATGAAAAATATTTTGAAAAATCCTGAAAAACATATTGACTAGGTCGGTAGGTGTGTTACGATAAGATTACAAAAAACCAACAAAACTACGGTGAAACCGCCAGTTTTACGGTTGGAAAGTTCAGAAATCGGAGTGAAGGTAAAATGAACGAACAGGTAATCGGAATCGTAATACTCGCCCTGTGCGTGGTTCTTTATCCCCTGTCCCACCAGATGCCGAATATCACGGAAGCCAAGTATGTGGACTTCTCGAAGGTGTTCAGATAAGGAGTAGTCGATATGAAAAAGATTAGAGAGTACGCAGAGAAGGTAGGCCACCAGGTAGTCGGCAAGCTCACCAGACGCCCTGAGTGGGAGTACACGATGGACAGCTTCACAGGAGAAAAGAAGCACAGCGGTTGCCGACACTACTCCGATGAAGGTGGCAGCGAGTACATCGTTGGTAAGGTTGGAATCGTCATCGTAGATGCCGAAGGCGGCGTGATCTAAGGAGGTAGTCAGATGGCAAAGGTGAAAGCGAAGACCCTGAAGCAGGGCGATGTGATCCGGGTTGTCAGATGGAGCAACCTCTGGATGCGGATGGCTCCTACCACCGCAACGGTCATGGATGTGACAGCGTTCGGCCAGAATCTGAACATCATGGCAAAGGCCCGGGACGGCCTGAATGAGTACATCACCGACATCTTCACCCACGAAGATGATGAATACGAGAAGATCGCTTGAAAGGAGCAGGAGATATGAGTCAGATTGAACAGACCATTGACTACCTCAAAAATGCAGAGGTAGGTGCCTATGTGGAGAACGAGGATAACGGCAGGGAAGTCGTAGTGGAGAACATGGCAGGCGGAAGATACCTGGTCCTCGACTCCGACAAGGAAGTGATGAAGCTGACAGACAGCCCCTGCATCGCTTTTATGTATCTGATCGGTATTCTCGGTAAGGAGGTAGCCAGATGAAAAAGTACAGCATCACCTACCTGAAAGACAGAAAGAGCTGGACTGTCCGGGTTTGCGGTGAAAAGCAGCTTAGAGATCATGTCGAAATGATTCAGGAAGCAGGTGGCGAGATCATTTCCATTCAGGTTCGGGCGAAGATCCTGGAGAATATCGACTACCTCTTGAGCCGAAAAGGTTGCCGGACCTACTGGATCATCGATGAAGATGGTCGCATTGTTGATGGCTCCGGCTCTTGGAGAACCAAGAGTGCCTGCAAGCGCAGACTGGATGAACTTGGAATGATCTACACCGGAACAGTTACGGAGAACCGGAACTATAAGCACTGGGCAGATTTCGTTCCTGTCAAAGAAGGGAGAATGGTAGATGATGTTTCCTAAGATGAAATACGAGCTGACGCTGCTGGAGAACGGCAAGTTTTCCACTCACAGCCATGAAGGTAATGCCAAAAGCCTTGAGTGTGAGATCGAACGGCTCGAAAGAAACGGCGGAATCGTCCTGAAATATGTGGATGAAACCGGCGGTGAGTATTTCAGACTGATTGGAGAAAAGGCGGTGGAGTGCTGACATGAGGATTTTGCTTCACTATGACCCAGACAAACGAATCACGGAATTTGATGTTCTCAAGTCACCGGAATTTGCAAGTATCGTCCTTACTATTCGCCAGAGATACCCGGCAATAGCAGAAGCTGAGCTGATGGACCTGGAAGCATATCACGCAGCAACCATTTCTGAATACACCACTGAGGAGAACATCGCAATCGAACAGGCTTTCAAAGAGTGTTGGAAGCGAGTCAAATGGCTGAATGAAGAAAAGGAGACAGAAAAATGAAATACCTGACTGAAAGAACTGAGATCGCCAAGGCGATGAACTTCGGCAAGCACCCTGTCCTGTACATCAACATGGAGGACACCAAGTATGAAGATTCCGATTACTGCCGTGGCTGCCGGGTCCGGGTGCATTGGGATAGTCCCGATCCCCGGTACAAGGATATGTATTCAACCGGAACGCTTTATCACTCCGAGGGCAGGTTGGCAATCAGCGGCGATGCCGCTTGCCTCCATGCGGATTTCGGCCGGAGCGACGTGATTGGTATGTACCATCAGGCGAATACGCCTATGATCCACAAGGGTGATACGGTCGTGGTTGTCCAGGACTGGCCCAAGCAGCGGATGTGCAAGGTTCGGATGATGAAGATGCCGAACCGGATCGATAAGTTCTGCCAGACACTGGCTGTTCTGGAAGATATTGAGGAGGAAGAATAATGACAAACGAGGTAGTTCGCCGGATGCGGAGCATCGAAGAGATTCGTCGTGAGTATGAGAAGTGTCGTTGGAGGTGTCGTGCATGAAGATCCTGTCCTGCGGAGCGGGGATGCAGTCCACGGCTCTTGCTCTGATGGCCTGCGAAAATGCACTGGCTGTCCATGACGGCCATGCGGCTCCCAATCCGAAGGTGCCGATATACGATGACATTGTTTTCTGCGATCTGGGCATGGAACCTCCCTGGGTGTTGGCACAGGTGGATTTCATCCGGAAAGCCTGTGAGATCGCCGGCATCCACTTCAAGGTGATCGAGTCGCCATTGTATGCAGACTTTATGAAGAACTTCGGTGAGAGGAGAACCATCAGTATCCCTTGGTGGACCATCAAGGAGGACGGCCACAAGAGCAAGATGCCCCGGAACTGCACCATCGACTATAAGGTGGAGATGATTTCCAAATACGTTCGGTGGGAGCTGCTTGGATACCGGAAGGGTCAAAGGCTGAAACCCCAGGATCAGAAAGCACACGAGATGCACATGGGGTTCTCGTTCGAGGAGCGGAAGCGGTGCAAAGAGAATCCGAACCCCATGTTTATCAACAAGTTCCCGTTGGTGGATCTTGGCTGGACTCGGGCTGAGTCCTATGCCTACATAAAGGATATCTGGGGGCTTGAAACCAAAGCCTCCGCCTGTACGTTTTGCCCGTTTCACAAGAACTACTTTTTCCAGTATCTGAAGGAGTATGAGCCTGAAGAATACCATCGGTTGGTAGAGGTTGACCATCTGCTGAGAGATAAGAACCCGAAGCCGCCTATGGATTCTGACCTGTTCATATCCCGAAGCCGAAAGCGCATCGAGGATCTGACTCCTGAGGATTGCAACGATGCAGAGTGCTTTGAATACTGTGGCCGTCAGATCTGGAACGGATTTTAGGAGGTATTATGGCAAAGAAAAAGGTGAGAAAGAACTCCGGGACAAAATGCCCGAAGTGCAGAGCAAAGCTGGAGGTATCCGAATTTGCGGAGAAGTGCCGACGGTGCGGATATACCAAGAATCTGGAACCCAGTAATCTGACGAAACGGTTCCTCAACTATGGATGCTATGGAATGGGAGGATGGATCTAAATGTACGGATTAGAAGAGGCCGTCACTGAACTGAATCGATGGAAACAGCTTGGTGATTACGAACATATCAAGGAGTTGGTGCAGGCAGAGAAGGAGGGCCGCCTGCGGATTCTCAAACCTGCCAATGAAAACACCTGCGGTATGTGTAAGAATTACATTCCGGAAAAGGGAGCCTATGGCCGCTGCGCCATTCGGGAGTTCCAGGTGAATAAATGGGGGCAAAAGACAGGGCGGAAGTTTTTTCCTGGAAGATCCAGAATCGCTTGCAGAAAAGACTTCGTCAGAAAGGAAGATATTTAATGGATAGAATCACGATCCCTGGATTCAAATTCGACAGCCGGTATGTGGCATCACATTTGCAGAGCTTCCCGATTGCTCAGGCCCTGGACAAGCTCCAGAAGTACGAGGATACCGGGCTGCAGCCTGAGGAGGTAGCTGAATATGTGCGGCTCCAGAATGCCGGGAGGGTAAAGATTATCCCCTGTGCCCCGGGAGATACGGTGTATGTACTCAGAACCCGTCACACGAACCAGTTCAGAAGAACTACCCGGACATACGACTACGCCTGCACCGGGCATCCGAACAGACTGAAATACTTCCCGGAGTCCTGCTATGTCGATACAAAGATCTGCACCAAGAGCGATCTGCTCTACCTTGGGAAAACGGTCTTTGCTACGGAGGAAGCTGCGCTGGAGGCGTTACAGGAGGCGAGAAAGAATGCACAGGCTGACTAAAAGGATGAAAGGTGTCAAGGGATTCGCTTTGCTCAGCGATGAACTGGATGGAAAGTACAGTCCTGAAAAGGTGATAGATCTGCTTGCCAACAAGCTGGCGGACTATGAGGATCTTGGTTATGACTCTGTGGAGATCAGGGCACTGGCCGCATCTCATGTTGCTCTGAAGGCAGAAGCAGCACCTCTGCTGAGGGCCAAGATCGAAGAAAGACTGGTAATCCTTCCGTGCAGAATTGGAGAAACGGTCTATGTCATCGACTGGTGCGGAGGATTTGTTGATGATATGCGCTGCTGTTATGATTGTAACAGTGTGCAGAGAGAACGGGTTTTCAATAGGGATTGCATCCCGTATTGTGAGATCGACGAAGTACCTTTCCGGCTGAATATGCTGGAGCGGATAGGCAAAGATGTATTCCTCACAAGAGAGGAAGCAGAACAGAAAATGGAGGAGAAAGCAAATGGACATTCTGACAATCGATGAACTGATCGCACACTGCAACCGTGTTCTGGAGAAGCATACCTCCGGGACGAAAATCTACCAGGAACATGAATCCATGCGGCACCATCTGCAAGTCCTGCGGCAGTATTTGAAGCTGGAGCTGCCTCTGGTGCGGCTCAAGGAGTTGATCGACTCCATGAAGGTGAACCACATCATTCTCACTCCGTTTGCGGTGGGTCAGCCTGTCTATGTGGCAAGCGATTCCTTGGTGAAGAAAGTGTATGTGGTTGAGCATATCGACATCTTCGATGAAGACTGCCCCGTGTACTACTGCGTCAATCCGGAAAACAGCGCTGATCGGTACAGCTTTGACGGGGACGAAATTGGAGATACCGTGTTTGCTACCCCGGCAGAAGCGGATGTGGCTCAGATTCGGAAGGAGAATGAGTTCTGATGAAGTACATCTGTACCGAGGAATTTGCCCTTGATAGGGTAGATGATGAAGGATTCTTCACAGGGGATGTCCTGATTGTCGCAAAGGGTTCCGTCTGGGAGAGATCAACGGAAGACTACCGCTTTGTAGGTGCAGCTGATACGGTCAGACTGGAGGGTGACAACTACCAATGGCTGGAGATCACGAAGGAACATCTGGATATGTATTTTGAAGAGAGGAGTTAAGTACCGTGTTTGACTATACAATGCATAAGTTCAAATGCCCCTACTGCGGATGTGAATTTGAATCCACTGTAGGCAGCGGAACCAACTACGAATGGAAAGGGCAAAGCTACAGTGCGGTTGAGCCATGGTGCCCTGCCTGCGGAGAGGAGTTCCTTTACGGGAACGAAGGCGAAGATAAATTCATCAAAATGCCTGAGGACAGAAGCGAATTGAAATATCATTCCAGCTGGATGTCGTGAACATTGAACAGGAAACGGCTCTCTTCGGAGGGCCGTTTCTTTTTGCCATTTCCAGCGGTTTCCACGGATGCCGACAATACCAACCTCATTCGGACTTCGGCAAACAGCTCCATTTCGTTGCCCGGTGGTGGAATCAGAAGCATCCTGTGTTCCCGTAGGAGAAAATGACAGCAAATTACCGATTGGCAAGAAATTATTACCACATTTCTTGTAACTGTCAGTAGATGTCAGCAAATCGCAGTAAATGTCATTGAATATCATCTTATACATGATGTATTTTGTATAACAGCAATTAACCTAAAACACAGGGGACAAGAAATCCCCACAAACGTCGCTGAGAAGCGGCGTTTTTTCATATTCAATCGGAGGTACACGATATGGAGAAACGCATCGAGATAGTCGAGCGGAGGGTAGGGGACCTGAAACTTGACTTCGGCAACCCTCGAAAGATCAAGAAGCAGAAGCGGGAAGATCTGGAAGAATCCCTGGAGAAGTACGGTGACTTTGGCATCATCCTTATCAACGAGAAGGATCAGGTCATCGGCGGCAACCAGCGTGTGTCTATTCTCCAGAAGAAAGATCCTGACCGGATCGTTTCCTGTAAGATGCTGATTGGTTACACAATCGCAGAGCTGAAGTACATCAACATCAAGGACAACAGCCATGCCGGCGAGTGGGATCTAGACGAGCTGGGTGACTGGACGGCTGATCTGATGGGCAGCTTCAAGCTGGATCTGGAGAAACCCGAAAAGCCTCTGGAGGAGCGGAACATCAAGGAGATGGAGCCGATCCACTATGAGCAGTACGATTATGTCCTCATTGCTTGCCGCAATGAGCTGGACTACAACGACCTCGTCCGCAAGCTGGGCATCGAAGGAGGAACCGTCAAGGTGGCTAAGACTCGCAGAATCAAGGGCAGAGCTATCTGGTATGACCAGATGAAGGCTCAGATCATCGCCAAGGAAGATGTCGAGCCTCTGGATGTCGACAACAACGAGGACGACGAAGAGGAAGAAAGCGAGGAGTATGAAGATGAATAAGGTCATCCGATTCGCCTCGCCTGATATTGGCAAGGATGAAGCAGCGAGGATCCGAAAGACCATCGACAGCCGCTGGATCGCCAAAGGCCCTGCGGTTAAGGAGTTCGAGGATCGCATCGCTATAATGAGTGGCTGCAACCATGCAGTTGCATTTGACAGCTGCACCGGAGCCATGGAGATGACGCTCAGAGCCTTGGGCATTGGCCCCGGTGATGAAGTCATTACCACTCCCTACACCTACTCCGCTACGGCGGAGGTCATCCGGAATGTTGGTGCCAAGATCGTGTTCGTAGATCTCCAGCCTGATTCCTTCGAGATGGACTACCGGAAGGTAGAGGAAGCGATCACCGAGAGAACCAAGGCAGTGATGCCTGTGGACATCGGCGGCCTGCTGTGTGATTACTGCACCCTGTTCAATGCGGTGAATGCCAAGCGTGACATTTTCAAACCCAACAACGATATCCAGGCAGCTATCGGCAGAGTGGCCGTTATCGCAGATGCGGCTCACAGCTTCGGTGCTGACAGGGAAGGCTGGGTAAGTGGTATGCACGCAGACTTCACCTGCTTCAGCTTCCATGTTTTGAAGAACATCACCACCGGAGGCGAGGGCGGTGCGGTAGTCTGGATCAACAAGCCCGGTATCGACAACGATGCGCTGGAGCGGCACCTGCGGCTCCTGGGAGACCACGGGCAGACAGCCCGGAACAAGGATGCCGGTTGGGAGTATGACATCGCACTGTTCGGCTACAACAGCATTATGACTGACATCGACGCTGCGATGGGTGTTACTCAGCTTGACCGCTTTGAGGAAATCAAGCTGAAGCGGATCGATCTGACAGTTCGGTATGACGAGCTGTTTTCCAAACTGCCGGCAATCAGACCTATGATTCGCCACTTCGGTCCCTACCACACCAGTGCGATGCACCTGTATCCGATCCACCTGCCTTGGGCGGGGGACGTAAACGGGGAGCCTGTGGCAGAGCGGTACAGAAATGCCGCATACCAGCAGCTGAAGGAACACGGCATCCACTGCAATGTTCACTACAAGCCGCTGCCCATGATGACGGCCTACAAGGAAGCAGGCTTCGACATCAAGGATTACCCCCACGCCTACGAGATGTACGCCAGTCTGCTGACCATCCCGTACCACAACGATCTGACTGCTGAGGATCAGGAGCGAATCGCCGAAACCATCTGGAAGGTGGTGCGGCGGCTGTGAGTGATTCCATCCAGAATGCCACCGTGCTGATCACAGGTGGTACGGGCACCTTCGGAAACGCTTTCCTGGACAGATGCCTCGAAATGGGAGCGGGTGAGGTGAGGATCTTCAGCCGTGACGAGAAGAAGCAGTATGATATGGCTCAGAGATACCGGAACCACAAGAACGTCAAGTTCTTCCTGGGGGACATCCGGGATAAGAGAACCATCGACTCCGCTATGTTCGGGGTCGATTATGTTTTTCACGCTGCGGCCATGAAGCAGGTTCCTTCCTGTGAACGCTTCCCGTTGGAGGCGGTCAAGACGAACATCACCGGAAGCGACAACCTCCTGAATGCAGCTGTCCAGAAGAGGGTCAAGAAGGTCGTCTGTTTATCAACCGACAAAGCGGTGTATCCCACCTCCGCCATGGGCATGACCAAGGCTTATATGGAGAAGATGGCATTGCAGAAGGCTGAGGAGCAGAACCGGACTCAGATCTGTGTTACCAGATTCGGCAACCTGATTGCTTCCAGAGGAAGCGCAGTCCCGCTGTTCATTGAACAGGTTCAGAACGGGATGCCGATTACCATTACAGACCCCGACATGACCAGATTCGTTATGACGGTAGATGAAGCGGTAGACCTCGTCGCCAAGGCATTCAGCCTGGGTGAGAACGGGGAGCTGCTGGTGAAGAAATCCTCCGCCTGCACAACGGGAGATCTGGCAAAGGCCGTCTGTAAGTTTATGAACCTGCCTGAAGATTATCCGACTGAGATAATTGGCATCCGCCCCGGTGAGAAGATGCACGAAGCTCTTCTGACGGAGGAGGAAGCACAGATGGCGGTTATCAAAGGTGACTACATCGTGGTTTCCCGTAACAGGGACATCTCCGGTCCGGTTGATGCTCCGTACAAGTCTGATCTGGCTCCCAGGATGACAGAACAGCAGGTGCTCAATCTGATTCACAGTGTATTTGAAGGAGGTGTCCGGTAATGTCCAAGTTCTTGTTTGTTGTGGCTCACCCCGATGACGAAGTCCTCGGTGCGGGAGCCTTTATTTACGATGCGGCAAAGGCAGGCCATGAGGTTGCCGTAGCGGTGCTGAACACCTGCGATACCACCCGGTACGAGGATGACTTCAGCGAGATCATGGTCGACATGGAGAAGAGCCATAAGAAGATCGGTGTTTCCTGGGTGTTCCCGTTCCAGTATAAGGACAGTAACTTCCACAACGCCGATCATCGGCAGATGGTGCAGGATATTGAAATGGTGATTCGGGAGTTCCAGCCCGACTACATTTTCACTCAGCACCCCGGTGACATCAACACCGATCACTACTGGACGGCGGCATCCTGCATGGAAGCCTTCCGGCTGTGGCAGCGGGGCAGGGAAGATGTGAAACCCATCAAGGGCCTGTACCTGATGGAAGTCCAGTCCTCTACTGACTGGGCATTGAATCCCTCTATCAAGAAGTTCGAGCCGAACACCTACATTCCTGTTTCCGAAGAGGGTGTCCTGGCGAAGATCGATTCCCTCGCTATGTATGAGAACGTGATCCGTCCTGTTCCTCACCCCCGGAGCTTTGAGGCTCTGATGGCACTGCCCAGATTGCGTGGTGCCCAGTGCGGTCAGGAGTTTGCGGAGGCGTTTGAGTGCGTGTTCAGATTGGAGGGGATTCTGTGATACTGGCATCCCATCAGCCTGACTTCTTCCCGTACCTCGGGTATTTCTACAAGATTTGGAAGAGCGATTTCTTCATCTTCTCCGATGACGTTCAGTTTTCCAAATCTGGCAGGCATAACTACAACGACATCCTGACCCCCAACGGCCCCCAGCGGTTCACGCTCCCGGTCAGCCAGCACACGGTTAACCTGAATGAGATCCAGATTGCTGCCGACAACCGGAAGATCGAGGAGATGCTGAAGACCCTGCGGCAGAACTACCAGAAAGCGCCCCACTTCAAGGAAGTGTTCCCACTGATTGCCAGTCTGCTCTGGATGGCTCCCATCTCTGAGAACCTCGCACGGTTCAATGAGATGTGCATTATCAACCTCTGCTACCGCATGGACATCATCCGGGGATTTGAGAGATCCTCCAGGATTCCGGTGGAGGGGAAAAGAGATGCTCGCATCATTGAACTGTGTCAGTTCGCTGGTGCAGACACCTATTACAGCGGTTCCGGCGCAAAGGATTATCACATTGAGTCTGACTACACAGAAGCAGGCATCAATCTGGTGTATTCCGACTATTGTCCGCTGGAATATCCGCAGACATTCTGCGGACAAACTGCAGAACCGGAGTTTATTGCTCCCAACCTCTCGGTCATCGACTATCTGATGAACTGCGGATTCAGAAATCCCTGGGAGGTGAGAGAATGAGCGAAAGCAAGGCCACTCGCCACAAGGCGATATGCGATGAAATCAACGCCCTGTATGTGAAGAAGAATCACGACTACGGCGACAGCTTCCATCTCTCCTTCAAGGAGGAGGGTATGGCGATGCCCAGAATCAGACTGGGCGATAAGCTGAACAGATTCAAGGCTCTGACCAAGTCCGGCTCCCAGCAGGTATCTGATGAATCCGTCCGGGATACGCTGATCGACCTCGCCAACTACGCCATTATGACCATCCTTGAGATGGAGGAGGTGGAGAGGAAATGAGCGAGCCTACGTTCGGCATTTACATCCCCAGCTATAAGCGGTTCAAGACCTGCACGGCCCACCAGTTTCTGGAATATGGAACCTACATCGTCCGGGAGTCTGAGTACGATGACTACGTCGAAGCTCTGAAGGACTGGCCCAACATCCAGGTTCAGGCGGTCGAGGATAGCCAGATCTGCGGCCTGACTGAGGTTAACCAGTGGTTGATCGACAACGCCCCTGAGGATGTGATCGCCATTCTGGATGACGATATCCACCACTTCTACTACCGGATGTATGAAACGGAGTCCATCAAGGACCCTGAACTGATTACAGCCGAACTGGAAAGAGTGGGCCAGCTGATGTGGGATCTCGGCATCGGATTCGGTGCAACGGATGCTACCATCCGCCCCTGGAACTACGACTGTGAGTTCTCCTTCAAGGGATGTGCAGGAGCGGTCCGGTGGGTGAACCGGAGGACATTCAAATCCAAGTGCGTCAAGGAACTGGAGTATAACTACGACATCGATCTGGTGCTCCAGGAACTTCTGAAAAATCGGGTGATTCTCAAACCGAAGTATTTCTGTTCCAAGGGCCTGACGGATACCAACGAAGGTGGTGCCTCGGGCAAGAAACGGGGAGACCAGGTGGCAAGCATTGACCTGATGAAGCAGAAGTGGGGTAAATACTTCTCCTATAACCTGAAGACGAATGTCCCCCACATCAATGTGAAAAGATGACCGACCTTCCCGGCGAAGCCGGGAGGGCGGGAGGCTTTTCATTTGTCCTTGAAAAGTTCAAAATATTCCTGTTTTTGACTGCAAAAACACTTGACTTAGGCGGTCGGTGTTGTAAGATTAAAGTACAGGATAATCCTGAAAGAACATGAAAGGACTGATGAAATGACCGAAATCTGGAAAGAAATCGAAGGGACAAACGGTGCTTACCTCGTAAGTAATCTTGGGCGAGTCAAGTCGCTCAACTTTCGTATGCAGAAGGGCAACGAAAAGATTATGGTCGGCGGTAAGGACGAGAAGGGATATGTAGTTGTAACGATCTCTGTTCTGAAGGGCAGAAAAACCCAGAAAGTTCACAGACTGGTTGCAAAGGCATTTGTCCCGAACCCCAACGGTTTCAGAGAAGTAAACCATATCGACGGAAATAAGGAGAACAACGCCGCCGATAACCTTGAGTGGACCACAAGAAAAGGCAATATGGCTCACGCTAATCGAATGGGAGCAATGAACAATGCCAGATCCGAACTCCAGAAATGGAATGACGAGAACTGGAAAATACCTGTTGTTGCTACGAACGTGAAGACAGGAGAGGAAATCTTGTATGATTCCCTTACGGAAGCGGCTGAACGCTGCGGCGTTGAACTGTCTCATGTATCGCAGTGTGTAAGCGGAAAACGTAAAACAACAGGTGGCTTTGCTTTCAGAAAGGTTGGTGTATAAATGGCTTATCAAATGTTGACTAGAACAGGCCGTAGCTTCTGGGAGGTTACGTCCGCAATGCAGAATTCTATCCGAAAAGGCGAGTGGGAACTCGCTGCATATTGCCTCTGGGAGCTGCTGCCTCAGTACACACCGTACTTGAGAAAGCGGCTCCTTGTCATTTCTGCTGAGGATTGCTACGGCATCCTGACGAAGGAGATTCTCCCGCTCTGTGAATACGGCACTGAAGAGAGCCTGACCAAAGCACTGGCTCTGCTCTGCAAGGCCAAGAAGAACAGAGATGCAGACTACTTCGTATGTAACCTGATGTACTTTGACCAGCCCAGCGGCATGACCAAGGTCGAGCTGATGAAGGCTCTGAGCAAGGCCATCCGCAAGATGGATGTGATCAACGCCGGACGGTACGCAGCGGAACTGTGGAAGATGTCCCGCAAGGATTTCTGGAAGATGCTGAACGAGACCATGATGGTCTACTACCCCTGGCTGGAGACTGAGTTCGCTGCTCTGCAAAGAGCGAATGACCAGATGACCAAGCCGAACGAGGAGACCATCTACGTTGCGAAGGCGATCATCCTGATGTGGACGAAGAGAGAGAACGGCGACGACTACTTCGCCATTCCCGGTATGCAGCTCTGGGAACCTTTCCCATTTGAAAGCATCGAAATCCCCAAGCCCGTTGACCTGTGTGCGAAAGTGACTGGCCTGTTCCCTGAATGGGCGTATAACTGGCACACGACCTATGGCAAGTACACGCTTCGCAGAGATGCAGTCCACGCCATTGAAAATGACCAGCGGCTGCTGACCCCGCTCGAAGAGAATCTGTTCGATGATTGTACATGGAACAGAGACATCAACGCCTGCCTCCGGAAGCACAATCCCCGGAGATATGAGCTGCCTTTCGATGACCGGAAGCGCAGAGTGGAAGAGAAGTATGGAACGCAAGAGTGACCAGGTCCGCAGCCTCGTTGCTGCCGGCGAATACAAAGCTGCACTTCGGATCGCCAAGGATTTTCGGCTGGGAATCAGCAAGAAACAGTCAGACGATATGAAGCGGGGGTATGAATGTATTGTCCACCCGAAGTTTTACCAATCCCTTGGAATGGATGTGGATAGCATCGTGGGGCAGGGCATAGCAACTGTCAAATCTCTGTACGGGACATAAGAATACCCCAGGAAAAATAAGCTCGCAAAACAGCCTCCACAGCCTCGTGCTGAGAGGCTGTTTTTCATGTTGAAAAGTAGGTGGAGGTATGGCGAAAAAGGGGGGTGCCCCTGAGAATCTGGACCCAGTCCGAACCAAAGATGAAGCTAAGAAAAGAGGCCGAAACGGAGGCTTGAAATCGGGCGAGGCTCGGAGGAATAAAAGGGACGCCAAGAACGCCATGAATCTGCTACTAGATATGGCTGCCAAGGGCAAGATCAAGGACAACCTTGTGGAGCTTGGATTCCCTTCGGAGGACCAGACGAACATGGTTGCCCTGCAAGCAAGACTGTTCACGATGGCAATGAGCGGCAACCTTCAGGCGTATGACCGGGTGATAAAGATATCGGGTAATGACCCTGAGGAGAACCGGAAAGAGCGTGAAAGTAAGGCTGCGGATAAGCGGAAGAATGCAGAGAGCCAGGCCCGTGTTGAAGCTATGGAGCGGCGTGATTCTGCCCCGATTGCTACTGGTGGATATGGAGAAATGGATGATGAAAACGGTGAGACAGAGGATGTCATAATCTTCCTGCCTGACAATGGCAGAATGGGTGGCCCGAAGGCTACTGTCTATGAAGATGGTACGCCAGTGGTGGACACTTCCTCTGAAAAGTCTGAGGAGGTTGGCAATGGCAACGAAGGTACTGAAGCCGCAGCCCGGACCTCAGACTGATTTCATGGCATCGCCTGCGGACATCGTTATCTACGGTGGATCAGCAGGTGGAGGAAAGACATTCGGATTACTGTTGTCACCGCTTCACTATAAGAATGTCCCCGGTTTCGGCTGTACGATCTTCCGCCGGAATTTCAACCAGATCTATGCTGAAGGTGGCCTTTGGGATGAAGCTACGAAGATGTATCAGAGCATCCGTGGTGCTCAGCCCAAAATGTCCAGCAACAGATGGGTGTTCAAGAATAAGCAAGGCAAGATCGTCTCCAAGGTGACGTTCGCACATATTGAGCGTGATGATGCTTTGAACAAGTGGCAAGGCTCTCAGATCTGCGAGATATGCTTCGACGAGCTGACCCACTTTTCGGAGAAGATCTTTTTCTATATGCTGTCCCGTAACCGTTCCACCTGTGGTGTGGAGCCGTTCATCCGTGCTACCTGCAACCCCGATGCAGATAGCTGGGTGGCGAAGTTTATCTCTTGGTGGATTGACCCTGACACGGGATATGCAATCGACGAGCGCAGCGGTGTCGTTCGGTGGATGATTCGTCGTGACGAGATCATCTATTGGGCAGATACGAAAGAGGAGCTTTGGGAGCGGTTCGACCTCAAGACTGAGGAGGATCGGGCTGAGCCTAAGTCCGTCACGTTTATCAAATCCCTCGTTTGGGACAACCAGGAACTGCTGAAGACCAACCCCGGCTACCTTGCCAACCTGAAGGCCATGTCTCAGGTTGAGCGTGAGCGACTGCTGATGGGTAACTGGAAGATCAAGGCAGCGGCTGGTCTGTACTTCAAGCGGACTGATGTAGGCAACATTCTGAATGTCTTGCCTGCGGATGTTATCGAATGGGTTCGGTGCTGGGACTTGGCCGCCACCGAAAAGACCGAAAAGGGCGACCCGGCTTACACTGCCGGCGTTCTGATCGGCAAGCGGAAGAATGGCCGCTATATCATTGCGGATGTCATCAACAAGCAGATGTCTGCCTCCGATGTCCGTAAAACGATCAAGCTGACTGCACAGGCTGACCTTGCCAGGTACAAGCGGGTGAAGATCCGTTTGCCCAAGGACCCCGGTCAGGCTGGTAAAGAACAGGCTGAATCCTACATCAAGTTCCTGTCTGGATTCAATGTTGTGACCGTGGCTGAAACGGGCAGCAAGGAAGCCAGAGCGGAGCCTATGGCAGCTCAGTGGCAGGCAGGCAATTTCGACATCATGTATGGTGAGTGGAATGAGCCGTACCTGACTCAGCTTGAGAATTTCCCAGACAGTGCATTCAAGGATATGGTTGACGCATCTGCAAACGGTTTTGCGGAGATCGAAACCAAGAATACCTTCAATGTCGCCAACCTGATTTGATGATACCGGAAGAGGTGAGACCAATGAATGATAAGAAAAGCCAGCAGGCAGCAAGAATCCAGAACTACGCCCGTCTGATCGAACAGGCATCCGGAAAGGCGATTCGCCCGTATCGTGCTGATGGTTATGTGAACCTGATGAACCGCTACGGCACATCGAAGGATACCACGGAGCATTACAACTTCGTTCCGGAACCCGATGTACCCGACGACTCCCTGACCATGCTTTACGAGGGCAACGGCCTGTTCTCCAAGATCATCGACGCTCCTGCTGAGGAGGCCATCAAGCATGGCTTTAAGCTGGATGACATCTCTGACCAGGAAGTTGAGACGTTCTATCAGGAGGCTCTCGACGAGCTGGATTGGGAAGAAGTCGCCATGACAGGCATCAAATGGGCACGACTCTTTGGTGGTGCCATTGCTGTCATGCTGATCAACGACGGCGGTGGCCTGGAGGAACCGCTGAACTGGAAGCGGATCAAGTCCATTGATGACATCCGGGTGTATGATCGCTCTGTCATCCAGCCGGACTATTCGACTATGTTCAGCTATGACCCCAGAAACCCGTTCAGTACCAGAGGCTCCCGGTTGGGTATGCCTGAGTTCTACCATGTGAATAGCCGCTTCGGTTCTTTCACAGTACATGAAAGCAGATGCCTGATTTTCCAAAACGGCGTTCTGCCCGAGAACTCCAGCAATACGATCTACCAGCTCTGGGGTATGCCTGAATACGTCCGTATCCACAGGGCAATGAGAGATGCGGAACTGGCTCACAGCAGCGGCCCCAAGATGCTTGACCGCTCCGTACAGCCCGTCTACAAGATGAAGGATCTGGCAGCTCTGCTTGCTACGGAGGAGGGTGAGTCCCAGGTCCTGAAACGACTCCAGGTGATTGACCTTGCCCGTGGCCTGCTGAACAGCCTGGTCATTGACAACGAAGGTGAAGACTATGACTTCAAGACATTCCAGTATACTGGTGTGGCTGATGTTATTGATGGCACCTGCAATTTCCTGTCTGCCATTACCAATATCCCGCAGACGATCCTGTTTGGCCGTTCTCCGGCTGGTATGAACGCTACTGGCGATAGTGACCTCGAAAACTGGTACAGCTACTGCGGCCGTATCCAGAAGAGAATGGTCAAGAGCAACCTGCGGTATCTGCTCTCGATCATCTTCCAGGCTGGTGTCTACACTGGAGAAGTGGACGAGGTGCCCAAGATCAAGGTCGCCTTTAATCCGCTGAAGGTGCTGAGTGATTCTGAACAGGCTGAGCTGGACAACAAGAAGGCGTCCACCGCTCTGATTAAGGCTCAGACCGTGCAGATCTACCGGGATATGGAAGTCATTGACTCCA